TATCAGGCAAGACTGCTGGTGGGGATACTAAAGGCTGGACTATTGAGGGTGTAATTAAACGAGGTGCTAATGCGGCATCTACAGCCTTGGTCGGAACTCCTACAGTAACCTCTAGCTATGCTGATGCTGGTGCATCTACTTGGGATATTGCAGTAACAGCCGATACGACCAATGGTGGAATACGAGTTACCTTTACAGGGCAAGCTAGTACAACTATTCGTACAGTTTGCCAAATCCGCACAACCGAAATGACTTTCTAAGGAGATTTACATGGCACTCAAGCTCGCTGTTCAAACCCAATTTGGCGTACCAGCTCCACAAGCCTACGCTAGAATCACTAACTTCTTTGGCACTAAAGACCAAATCCAAGTCCAAGTCGCTATTCATTATGATGAGTCGGCAAGGCATGGCAACATGGCTACAGTTAAAGAAAACGCACATTACATTGCTATGGAAGATTTAAAGGGTGACTTAATCCCAGCAATCTACGAGGTTCTAAAGACTTTTAGCGACTACGCTGGTGCTGAGGACTGCTGATGGCTTTTGCAGACCAATATGTCGTATATGGATATTGGGATACAGGATATTGTGTAGGTGATGTAACCCCTACAGAGGCAAGCGCATCTATAGATGGTGTTTGTTCTGTAGTTAGTAGCGCGATTAGACTTCGGCTTGCTGATGCTAGTATTACTAGTACAGTTTCAGTAAACTCAAGTTGTATCAGAATAAGAGACTTTAGTGGTTCTATATCTGCTAGTGCAACAATAACAGCAAATGCAATTAGACAAAGACTAGCAAACTGTGAAATTCTATGTGTAACGACAGTTAGTACACTTGGTAATGTAGACTTTTCTGGCAACGCTAGTGTTAACGCATTGGCTAACATAGCGTGTTATGCAAACGCAGTATTTTCTGCTTTAGGTTCTGTTTCTAACACTTCTACAGTAAGTTGCCTGGGCAGAATATTAGGCGATAATTGGACAGGCGAGACAGCAGGAACAGAGGCTTGGACAGGTATAGCACCTAGTACGACAGTTTGGACAGTATCATCGGTAGGCTCAGAGCCTTGGACAGGAACAACACCAACATCGACTACTTGGACTACAAGTTCTGGTAGTAATAATTCATGGGTAAATAATTAATGGCAATCAGCAGAATAACATTCGGAGAATGGACACCAGATCAGCCAGGTATTACTAATGGTCTCAGGAGAGCAGAAAATGTTTACTCCAAATTAGTTGGGTATGGTGCTATTCCTACTGTTGTAGATTATTCGGCAGCAGCATCAGAAAATCTAAACAATGTGGTAGCAGGAAAAACAACAGCAGGGGCTACGATTGTATTTGCCGGTGGCTCTACAAAACTATTTAAATTAGATTCTGCGGATTTGTCTTTAGACAATGTGTCAAAATCTGGCAACTATACGACACCTACAGATCAACGATGGAAGTTTACGCAATTTGGTAATGTCATTATTGCAGCTAATGGTTTCGATAAATTACAGGGATTTAACTTAAATAGTTCTTCTTTGTTTGCAAATTTAGCAGCAGATGCACCAGAAGCAAGATATGTAACAGTAGTAAGAGACTTTGTAGTATCGGGCTATCAGTCTAGTTATCCAAACAGGGTTCAATGGTCAGCATTGGGAGACGAGTCTAGTTGGACAGCTTCCGCTACGACTCAAGCAGATTTTCAAGATATTCCTGATGGTGGCTCTGTAGTTGGTGTTACAGGTGGTGAATATGGTTTAGTCTTTATGGATCGTTCTATCCATCGGATGTCTTATGTTGGCAGTCCTCTTGTATTCCAGTTCGACAACATTAGTCGTAATTTAGGATGCTACGAGGCAAACTCTATTATTCAGTATGGTGGAACATCCTTCTTCTTAGGTGATGATGGCTTCTATGCTTGCGATGGACAAAATGTAGTGCCGATTGGTAACGAAAAAGTAAACAGGTTCTTTTTTGATAATGTAGATGAAGGTACTTTGTACCTTATGTCGGCAGCAGTAGATCCAACAAAGAAGTTAATTATTTGGGCATATGCCTCTAATAGTTCTGCAACTGCGGATAGCTTGTTAATCTACAACTATCAGACTCAGCGTTGGACTAGCGGAACAACAACTGTAGATAGAATCGCATCAACTTCTACACCTGCGGTTACATTAGAAGGTATGGATACATACGGAACATTAGAAACAATCCTTACTAGTTTTGATAGTCGTGTTTGGCTTGGTGGCAGATTACAGTTAGCCGGTGTTGATGGTGCAAAGATTGTTACCTTTTCGGGTGCTAACGCTACAGCTTACATAGAAACAGGCGATATAGAAGTGCCAGGATCTACTTCATCTATTACATTAGTAAAACCTACTGTTGAGGGTGGTTCTGGTAGTGTGGCTTTGTTATCTCGTAGGCTTTTAACAGAATCCACAGTATTTGGATCACAAACAGCAGCAGATGCCGAAAATAGAGTGTCTGTGCGTGGTGTTGGTCGCTATCATCGTCTACAATTAACCCCTACAGGTAGTTGGACATCCGCAGTCGGAATGGACATCGATTTAAGCCCTCTAGGAACTAGATAATGTTTAGAGCATTACCCCCATTTGGTAGCGATCCTCGTGGAGTAGCCGAGGTAGTCAATGGGATTATGAATGGCAAGACAAACAATACAGGGTCGGTAACTCTAGCGACAGGTGGTGCAAGCACTACAACCTTAACAGATGCTCGTATTGGTGTAGATTCAGTCATATTGTTGATGGCAACAGACGATACATCATCTACAGCGTATTACCCTTATTTAGCGGTACAAGACGATACAGATCAAGCAGCAACGACAACATCAGCAGCTAATATTATGTCGTTTAGCACTACAGACTATGCTTTAGGTGCAAGTCTAGTAACTAATACGAAACTAACAGCAGGTTACTCTGGACTCTACAACATACAGTTTTCTGTACAACTAACTAATACGACCAACGATGCACAAACAGTCAGTATTTGGTTTAGTAAAAACGGAACAAATGTAGCAAACAGCAATAGCGAGTTTGGTATTAAACCTAGAAAATCGAGTGGCGTAGCAAGCCAAGCTATTGCAGCATTAAACTTTTTTATTGCATTGCAAAAAGACGATTATGTAGAGTTAGTTTGGAGACCAAGCGACATTGGTGTAAGCATTGAGCATTTTGCTACCCAATCAAGCCCAACTAGACCAGCAACACCTAGCATCATAGCCACAATGAGTTATCTATCATCGAATGGCTATACCAGTAATCTTTTTACAATGCCTTATATATCAGCAGTAACCAACGGAAGTGCCACCATTAGCCATCCAGCTAATACAGTATCAGGCATGACTTATAAATACATCATCGTAGGATAAAACTATGGCAACAACTACTACAAGCTCGCAAATTGATCCAGCGTTACTACCTTTCCTTACCCAAGGTTTGCAGAGGGCGCAGAGTCTGTTTCTTACAGGTGCGCAACCAGAGTTCTTTCCTGGTCAGACCTATGTAAGCCCATCGGCTGCGACTACTGAGTCGATTGCCCAACAGGAAGCTATTGCTCGTCAACAGTCTCCTGTTCTACAACAGGCTCAACAGGCTTATACATCGTCTTTAGGTCAAGTCGGACAGACTGCTGCCGGTGGATTCTTAAATGCGAATCCCTATCAACAAGCGATGATGGAGGCAGCTACTCGCCCACTTACCCAACAGTTTAGCCAATCCGTATTGCCAGGCATTTCGAGCCTTTACAGCCGTTCTGGTCGTTTAGGTAGCGGTGCTATGGAAAGAGCATTAGGAACTGCTACAGAGGCTTATGGGCGTTCTCTAGGGGATATTACATCCAATATCGCAGGCACACAGTATCAACAAGAACGAGGACTGCAACAACAGGCTCAATTGCAACAAGCTCAGTTAGCTGGTCTAGCACCACAGTTTTATGGTCAACAGTTCCTTCCATCGCAGACATTGGCACAAGTGGGCGCGCAACAAGAAGCAATCGCTGCACAACCTCTACAAGAGCAATTGGCTCGTTATCAGTTTGGACAAAGACTTCCATACGAACAATTATCAGGGTATCTATCATCGGTCTATGGCACTCCATTAGGAAGCTATGGCACACAAACAACTACTGCACCTACCTACCAAAATCGTGGAGCAGGTGTGCTTGGCGGTGGTATAGCTGGCGGTCTAGGCGGTTACGCATTAGGTCAAGCGTTCCCACAAATCGGTGGTACTTATGGCGCATTAGGCGGTGCAGCACTCGGTGGATTATTAGGCGGTGGATTCTTCTAATTGCTTGTAAGACGATATAGCCCTCAACAAATACAGGCTGAATGGTCTGTAATAGAGGGTTATATTGAGAAGGCAATAGAGCAGAGTGGATGTGATGAGTACGATTCTCAGGATCTTAAAAAATCCTTAGAAAGTGGATTACTAGATTTGTTTGTAGGTGTTGAAAAAGATAAAATACAAGGTGTCATCGTTATATCTTTTGTTCAATATCCGAAACAAAAAGTGGCTTTTATCTGCGCTTATGGTGGTAAGTTTGTAACCAACAAAGAGGCATACAAGCAACTATGTTTATTGTTTAAAGCATTTGGAGCAACAAAAGTTCAAGGATATGTCAGAAACTCTGTTGCACGACTAACAAAACGACTTGGATTTGTAGAAAAACAAATATTGGTGGAACATAAATTATGAGATTCAACAACAGAGCCTGTGCATTGATGGAGATTCCTGATCTACCACAAGGTGCTTTTGAGCATTGTGGAGATGGCAAGATCAAGCCTCAAGGCGGTGGCGGTGGTGGTGGCGGTGGATTTGTTTCTGCAATTACAGATCCTATTTCTAATGTATTAGGAACATCTGGCGGTGGCGGTGGCATTCTTGGTGCTGTAGAAGATGTAGGTCAGGCTGTAGGTGGTGCTGTAGAAGATGTAGGTCAGGCTGTAGGTGGTGGTCTTGCAGAAGTAGATAAGTTTGTTGGCAGAGAAATACCTGGCGGTTGGGTAACTCCAGCACTTATTACAGCAGCAATAGCAGCACCATATGCAGCACCTTACTTAGCAGGAGAAGGTGCAGGAGCAGCAGCATTTACTGGAGCAACAGAAACAGGTCTTGCAACTCTTGCAGGAGAAGGTGCTTTAGCAGATACAGTAGGTGCTACGCTTTTATCAGAAGCAGCAACTGCTGCAGCAGTAGAACAAGCAGCAACACAAGCACTTCCATATACGCTTGCAGCAGACGCATCCAACTTAGCAGCTAGTGGCTTTGATTCAGCAACAATTGCTCAAAACCTAACAGCATCAGGAGTAGATTCTTTTGTTGCAGCAGATGCAGCAAACTTAGCAGCCCAAGGATTAAGCGAAGCAGCTATTGCACAAAATTTATCGCAAGCATACACAACAGCAGAATTAGCAGGAACAGGTCTTACATCTAATGCTTTAGGTGCAGCATCTAAAGGAATAAGTGCTGGACAAGCTCTACAAGCATTAAGAGCAGCAAGTGGATTACTAGGTGGTAGACAACAACCACAACAACAAATGCCACAAATGCAGATGGGCGGTAGACAACAAGTTCCACAAGGTGTAGTTGACTATTCAGGTTTATACAACTTATTGGCTTTACAAAACAGAAGAAATCCAAATTCTTTACTAGGATAAATTATGGCAATTGATCTATCAGCTTTATTCGGTCAGCAACCAGACTACTCTCAGTTAATTAGTCCTGCCGAACAACAACGATTACAGTCCAACGCAGGACAACAAGCCTTGTTAAATTCTGCTATTGCTTTACTAGCACAGTCTGGCAGAACAAGAGAGCCTATTAGCACAGGACAGTTATTTGGTAGCGCATTAGGCGCAGGCATGGAAGGATATAACCAATCGTTTGACAGAACGCTAAAGCAGATGGTTACAGGTATGCAGTTAGAGGACTTTAAGCGTAAGCGTCAAGCACAAGAGATGGCTCGTCAGGCAGTATCTCCTCAACCTGTTCCTATTCCTATGGCTACAGGTCAAGGATCTCAATTAGAAATTTTGTCTCGCCCTGAGTTTGGTGGTGGAATGGCTGATGTAGAAACAGTTGGCGCATTAAGAGCAAACTTACCAACAAAGCCACAGGTAGACATTAATAAACTTATCCAAGCAATTTCTGTAGTAGATCCTGTAGAAGCTGCTAAGTTAATGACAAAAGAACCAAAAGAATCATTTAGACCTTTAACAACAGAAGAAAAGAAACAATTTGGATTACCACAAGATCAATCATTTCAAATTAGTTCGTCTGGAAAAATAGATCAAGTTAGCAGAGGTGAATTAGTAAAAAATGTTATTGGTGATAAAGGCAATACTGAATTAGAAAAACTTGATGCACAACAAATTTCTGCAATGTCTTCTAAAACTATTGCTTCTAGAGAATTTGCAAACAATGCAGCAGCAATTAACAATTTATTAAAAGGTGCTGGTGGTGGTGTAACAGTAAAAGTTGGAGCAGATCTTGCTACAGCCCTTAATTTACCAAGTCAAACAGCAGATGCTAACGCATTGGCAACGGCATTGCAAACAAGAGCAGCTACACAGGTTAGGGCTGCTGGTTCTGGCTCTACATCTGATTTAGAATTTAAAGCATATTTGTCTGTATTCCCATCTTTAATGAATTCAGAACAAGGTAGAGCATTAATGGCAAAAGGATTACAAGCATTTGCTGATAGAGATGCTTTAATTGAGAAAAAAGCAAGAGAATTATTTAGAGACAAAAACTATAGTGGGCAAGCAATTGCTGAATATGATCGCAGTTTAGGATCTGTATTAGGCGAAGAATTTAAGCCATTTTTAGGTCAAGCTGGAACAGCACAAAGACGAGACCTGAGAACACCTACACCTAAACAATAATAGGAACAAGCATGGCTGAAAATGCAAAAATTGTAAAGCTGGTAGATGGAACAGAAGCTATGTTTGATATTACTACATCTTTATCAGACATAGACAAAAGATTATCAGCAGAAGGTCTGCCAGCAAGGGATACAAAAGTAAAACCTTTTGCAGAAAGAGGTGCTATAGATACTGCTATGGCAAAGATTAATTTGCCTATTGTGCAAGGTGTTACAGGTGTTTTAGGTTTGCCAGCACTTATTCAAGAAGGATTACAGTTAGGTGCAGAAAAAATCTCCCAAGCAGTAATGGGCAGAACTCCAGAGCAAACAAGAGCAGGCAGACCAATTGCTACATTACTCAGCCCTCTGCCCACACCAGTACAAATGCAAAGGGCTGTAGGCGAATATATACCTATGCAGAGGGCTGAGAGCTTTCCTGGTCAATTAGCACAGACAGCAGTACGAAATGTAGTAGCTGCCCCTGTTCCTGGTGCTGTATTGCCATCATTATTAGCTGCGGGTGGAGAGGAATCATTAGCCTACCCATTTAGAGGAACAGACTTAGAGCCTTATGCTCGTATGGTAGGTGGTGTGGCTACACCATTAGTATCTGCTTCATCCGTAATGCGTTCTCCTTTAGAAAGAATGTATGCAGAGTCTACAAAACGCATGACTCCGCAAGAAATAGAGGCAGCACAAAGATTACAGCAACAATCTTTCCAAATGGGTATGCCAGTAACATCGTTTGAGGCTATGCAACAAGCAACACAAGGTAGAACTACATTACCATCAATACAAAGACAAGTAGAGGCTACACCAAGATCTGCTCCAATCATGGCTGAATTTATGGGAGCAAGGGGTCAGCAAACGCAAGAGTCTTTAGAAAAAGCGTTTCCAATGACCACTAGACCACAAATGGGAACTGAAATTCAGCGAGCAGCTCAAAAAGAACAAAAAGCTCTACAAGAGCAAATTGTAAAAGAAGGATCTCCAGCGTTTGAGCAAATTAAAGAAAAGAAAATACCTCAATCTTGGATGACAAATTTAGAAAACGAATCTGCTGTAATTGCAGAGGCTTCTAAGGCTGTGGATAATATTCCTGCTTACCAAGATTTGTTAAAAGGATATGAAAGTAATTCTATTGCTCGTGTAGAAGCTATGCGCCAATATTTGTCTGACAAATATACAACCTTGTCTAAACAAAACTTAGGTGAGGTTACAGGAGAAATGAAGGCTTATGATGATGCTAGACGCAAATTGCTAAAAAAAGCAGACGATCAAGTAGCTGGATATAAACCTGCAAGACAAAACTACGATGCTATTCGTGAAAGAATACAAGAGCCAGTAAGAGAGTCTCCTATTCCTGGTATGGCTGCAACCAATGAACTTTCAAAACAGTTTGGAGAGCTATTTGCTACAAAGCCTGCTGAAATAGGTCTTACACCTAAAAAAGTAACAATGGCAGTTCAAGCATTGGCAAAAACAGATCCAAATCTTCCAAAAGAGTTTCTCAATCAATATATGAGAGCTTCTTTAGAGGGTGTTCAAAGGGCATCTTCTAGGCAAGCTGGAACAGTTGGTGCTAGATTTGCAGACACAATTGTTAAAAATACTACCCAAAAAGAAAACCTCAAAGCTGCATTTAGAGAAGTGTATGGAACAAAAGGTTCTGAGGCAGTAAAAGGCTTAAATGTCATGCTAGATGTCCTAGAAGCACAAGGTCGTAGACTTCCTTCGGGTTCTCCAACAGCCGAAAAAGGTATGTTGGCAGAGGAATCAATAGGATTATTAGGCAAGAGCTTTAGAAACATACCTGGTGCTATCGGAAATCTGTATCAAGGCATATTTTATGGTAGAGATTATGAGAAAATTGCAAAAGCAATAACAAGTCCTAATGGTGTAGAAACATTAGAAAAACTAGCAAAAGCTGGCAAAGATCGTAAAAAAATAGGTTTGGCATTTACAGAACTTCAACAAGTTGTTAAATCGTTTGATGAAGAACAGTCAGAATAGTAAAATTAAGGACATATCATGGCATATACAAAGTATTCTCTAACCCCTGCGAATAACAACGCAGCACCTCCAGATGGTGCGCCAGAGGGGATGCTCCCATCAGCAGTAAACGATACTATGCGCGATATGATGGCTCAGATCCGAGACGCTGGAGATGGTATTCGTGATGGCACATATACCATGACTGCACCCAAGATTACAGGTGGAACGATTACTGGTGCTACCTTAACAGGTAATACCTTTACAAGTCCTGTTATTTCTGGTGGCTCGATTAACAATACGCCTATTGGTGCTACGACTGCTAATACAGGCGCATTTACTACTTTATCGGCTACAGGAGCAACAACTTTTAGCGGTGCAACAGTAGTCTCTGGAAGCCTAACAGCTAATACTTTTTCTAGTTCTGGTGCAACTATTACTGGTGGTTCTATTTCTGGTATAACAGATTTAGCTGTTGCCGATGGCGGTACAGGGGCTTCTACTTTAGCCGCTAATAATGTATTACTGGGTAATGGAACAAGCGCATTACAAACTGTAGCTCCAAGCACAACTGGTAATTTTTTACGCTCAAACGGAACTACTTGGATTAGTGAAGCGGTATCTGTTAGTGGTGGCACAGTAACTTCAGTCGCTACTGGTAACGGTTTGTCAGGCGGTGCTATTACTTCTACTGGCACTTTAGTAATTGCTTGTCCTACATTTGATAGTGTTGGTAGTTACGCTATGTGCGGCAGTATGTCTGGGTTTAATAGTGCTTTTACAGCAGGCTCAAATTATGCGGCTGGCGGCACTTCTAATACATTAGCACCAGTATGCCTAGATTTTGATGGAGCAAGTAGCGCTACTGTAACTGGAGTTACAAGTGGTTCATTAAGCGGAACTTGGAAATGGATGTCTGCAACTATATCTAGCAATACTTATATAGCCGGTATTGCTTGTCGAGTTTCTTGAATAGGAAAATATATGTTTACACTTCAATACGCCAAAGACCCAATTTGGAATAATGCAGAAGGCACTAATATTTTGTTAACTGTTAAATGGGAAGAATTTAACGAAGAAATGCCGTTTGGTGCAACTTCTTTTGACCCTGAACCTTGGGGTGTTGATTTGTACAATCGTGCAAAATCTGGCGAGTTTGGTCAAATAGCACCTTTTGTAGCGCCGATTATTCCAACCATTGACTTTGAACCAACTCCTACGCCGCAGTAAAATGACAGCATACGCACAAGGTAGAATTTATCCTAATAGCGTTCCTGAGTTCCGCCACTTACAAAAGCAAAACGGAACAATGGAAATGCAAGTGCGTTATATAAATTCTGCAATGGGCTACACGGGCAAGTGGATGCCAGTAAATACTGTTGACGAAGAACAAATTGATACATTGAAAGCCTAATTATGTCAGACAAGCCAACTCTACCCCTTACAGACGAGCAGATTGAGCATATCGTTGAGCGAGTAACTGAGCGAGTTATTAGCAATGTATATACATCTGTCGGCAAGTCAGTCGTAACTAAATTCTTTTGGATAGTAGGCGTTGGTGCTATTGGCTTAGTTACCTACTTGGCTGGCATTGGTCAAATTAAGGTGGGCTAAGATGTGGACTACGGAATTATTGAAGGGGTCAAAAGACTTACAGATAGCCTTGAAGCAAGCAGAGTTGCAAGCAAAGGGCTATCTAAATCTATTGAAAATATACAACAAGATGGCGTGGATGTTGCCAAAGAACGAGCAAAAAATCGACAGATCGCAGAAAGAGAAGCAGAAGTCCTAAAAGAGCAGTATTTCAAACGAGCCATGATTAAATGGCAAAAACAAGAAGATATAAGACTAAAAGAAGAACAGGTCAAGAAAGACTTTGTAAAACATCATGGTCAAAAGAGATGGTCAGAAGTAGAAACTATTAAAGCAAAGATTGAAAAACAAGAAAAGGAAATAGAAAATGAATTTAGAAAAGATTTGGCAGAAGTGCGTAGAGTTATGTATATGTGCTATGCGTTGGCTGCGGTCATTGCCTGGTATCTTACTTGGGGTCATAAAGGGTAAATAATGTTTACACTCATCTCTACAGCTTTGTCCTTCCTTATGGGTGGACTACCTAAACTCTTAGACTTCTTCCAAGACAAGTCCGATAAGTCTCACGAATTAGAACTAGCTCGTATGCAAACGGAACGAGAACTCCAAATGCTAGAGAGAGGCTACGCAGCACAGGCTAGAGTCGAAGAGATACGCACAGACCAAGTCCAAATGCAGACCCAAGCACAAGAACGAACAGCCATGTACCAACACGATATAGAAATCGGTAAGGGTGCAAGCCAATGGATCATTAACCTACGAGCCTCTGTTCGCCCTGTCGTTACCTACCTATTCGTTTTACTACTAATCATTGTAGATATTGCCTCTATCTGGTGGGCTTGGTCTAGCGGTGCAGCGTTTGCCGAGGCTATTCCTTTGGTGTTTGATGCAGACGAAATGCAGATCCTAGCCTCTATTATTGCCTTCTGGTTCGGTACGCAAGCCTTTGCTAAGAAATGATTGACCATAAAGTTATTGAGATGATTAAGCACCATGAGGGAGTCAGAACTACCCCTTATCGGTGTCCAGCTTTACTTTGGACTGTAGGAGTCGGGAGAGTTATCGACCCTAACCATATAAAGGTGAAACTTGAAGAACGAAAAAATTTACCAATCCCAGAAGGCTGGAACAGAACTTTCTCTATGGAAGAAGTGGACAAACTGCTGGCAGAGGATTTGGCGCGGTTTGAAAGCGGAGTACAACGATTATGTCCTAGTGGGCTTACTCCTGGTCGGTTTGGCGCACTTGTGTCTTTCGCCTTCAATGTTGGACTCGGTAATCTCCAAAATTCTACCCTTCGGATGAAACACAATAGGGGTGAGTTTGAGGGTGCTGCCGAGGAGTTTCTAAAGTGGAATAAAGCCGGTGGTAAAGAATTAAAAGGACTGACTACTAGACGAAAAGACGAAAGAGCCTTATACCTTTCATAGAATCTTTCCATATTTAAACAAGGTGTTTTTATTTACTAAAAATGCCTTCTTGGATCTGGTATCTCCTTTTCCAACAAACTCCACATACTGTAGCTTGCAATCAAATATACATTTAAAGATGTGTTTGACAGGCATGATGACAAACATCTCCCCATCATAAAAGACCCAGTAATCAGCTTGGGTAACCATCAATCCAGAGTCTTTCCCAAACATCTCTATCTCTATAACGATATTGCCTGTATGTTGGCTTTTTTGATCTGATTTAACTTCAACTGCTTTATCAATCTCAGGTATCCATATATCGTACCCTTTAAAAGCGTTTACAAGGGTTGCACAAGGGTATTTCTTGCGTAGGATAGCCAAGACCCTATTTTCAATATCTAAGCCTATAGCAAGGTCTTTTTGAAAAGTCATACAGAATCTAAGCCACCCTGATCGGTAGGGGGGTGGCACTCCTTGAAAGGGTGTGGCATTGCGCCACTAATGCCGATCTCATCGGGGATTACATACAACTAACTACTGTTCCACAAATAGTGCAGACTTGTAGCTTACCACCGACAATTAGTGTCTGTGTCTGACAAGCATACGCACTACCCAGTAACATATATGTTACCAATCCTATAGCAATCTTTTTCATGTCTTTCTCCTAAAAGGGAATGTCATCTTCAATACCACTACTCTTAGGCAACTCATCATCGCCCTTGGGAGTAAAGCCTTTCTGTTTCGGATCACCAATACGACCCGATAAGAACTTGCCCTTCTTGCCTTCCTTTAGCCAGGCATCAAACCAATGCTCTACTCCGTTAATCTTAATAGACCCCTTGTAATCGGGGTGTTTTTCTGTGAGCTTTTTGTCGTTCTTAAATAGACTAAAGCTGCCATCTTTCATTTCATAGGTCATTTCTGCCTCGCTTTTAGTTGGTTAAATAGGTCTAAGACCTCGCTTAAAAACTGCTTTACTTCTACTTCCATCGAGTCGATATACTCCTGATCCCTCTCGACTCGTACTACAAACAACTGCAAGTCCTCTGGCACTCTAGGATCGAATGATACAAAGTCGCACCATTTAGCACCTGTACAAGCCATCTGACATTGCATCTGTGGGATATATTTACTTGGAGCTTTGTTCTCCAAGACTGTCTCGATATGGTTAGCGGTATTCGGACACTTAATCTCGATTAAACCTTCCCCTACAATGCCATCAGGAGAGCATCCAAAGCCTTCTATCGTGGGATGGTCTACGAACCCCTCCTCCTTTACAAAAGTGCCTGTATGAGCCTCGTATGCCATCCTAGCAAATGGCTCTTGCTCTGTGCCCCATTCCATTGCAGCATTGGTAAACGACTCCCCTGCCTTGCCGGTCAATCGCTGAACGACTAACTCCATCTTGTAGTTCTTACGACTTGCCGACTCACCAGACTTAATCTTGGCTAAGACATCTGCAACCCTACTAGCTGTTACCTTGCCTAATCTGGCAGCAAACCATTCTTCTGTTCTTTGTTCCATACAATCCCTTTCAATGGATTTTTTGATCCGCATGAATCTGCGTTAAGCAGTCATTCAGAAACTTTACCATAATCTGTGAAACTTCTAAAGATAAATCTGATCCCTCAATCTCGATAGCAAACTGAAAGGGAGCAACCTCGGTTACTGTCATTACTGCTTTAGATACTGGCTCAGACATATTTTGATCGTTGCATAGCCTCTGCTATAAAACACCGAT